CGAGTATAAACAACCGATGTTGGCGTAGTTGAATCGTTGTGAATTGCAACAATATCTGCATACTTCCAAGTGGTAGTATTAGCATATTCTGGAACTGTCATAACTATTAAACCATCGCTCGTGCTGTTATCGATGCTTGTTGCTGTTACTGCAATTGAAGTTTCGTCAAAAACAGATGATGAACCTACGCTGTTATTAAAATTATATCGAGCATTTGTATCTGCATTGAATCTTAATCTTAAAGCGGTTGCATCTGTCGCTGGTAACAAATCTTTTATTACAACATAAAGATTACGATAAGATCCAGATAATGTTGCAGTTGTAACAGATGCTCCTGATAATGAACCTGTTTCTAAAGAAGTTAATGAACCTGCGCTAGAAGTTGACCAAACAAAATCCAAATCGGTATTTGAATTCTTTGCTAAAACTTGAGCAGTTGTTCCACCTTTGAGATCCACTAATGATGTGTCTATATTTCCTGCAAGAGTCCTAATTGCAGCAGCACCATCTTTAACTAGATCGGTGTCGGCTGGTGTTGTCCAGCCAAAGTTAGTAGTAGTTGGCATATTGTCCTATTCTCAGGATACGATTGTAGCGTATTCCCATGTCAAAGTATTGCTTAAAGTGTTCCAAGCCTCGGTGGCTGGGGTTGTATTCCAACGCATCGCCACTTGGCTAAATGCAACTGGGGAAACATTGATGGTTAAAAACAGTTCATTGAACCTAGTGCTCCAAGACCAGCCCTCAACATAACCTTCAAAATCTCCACCGGATATTTGGCTTGGTAGGTTTTGAATATGAACTGGCATTCCCATAAATACAGCTAGTAGATCATCTCTATCAACGTCATCTATTTCTGAGTTAGTGATCGGGAATGTGATCGACTGAAATGCTGGTATTGGGTAAGCTCTTTGGGCTATGTATCGATCGGCAATATCTTGAGCATCCGTAGCGCCATGAACACGAGAGTTAATCGTTTCGGCTTTGTAGCCATACAGGGCAATTGAAGTTGCGTCTGTGGCATCAACCTGTGAATTGTAATTATTGCCATAATTTATATAAATATCATTTCGGACATCTGCTGATCGCATAATTGTAGATAAGCCAGCACCTAACGCATGGCGAGCATCTAATTCAACATAACCATTGACTAACAGATAATTCTGCCTATGGTCTGCATCTGCATAACCTATGTTTCCGATATTGTCCTCATAAATATATCCAAAGGCTGAAGTTGCAATATCTGAAATAACATTGTAGATCGTGTCGGTAACATTTGATTGGGAACTCATGGTGTAAAGACCAGGCTGATCTATTTCGCCAAGTCCTAAATTGACTGCATTTGCCCAAGTTTCGGTTGCATTGTAGGTTGCCCATGTTGAAGCTGCTGGCACATCATTCCAAGTGCCAAGTAATACGGATGATAAAATGTCATAGATTTGGTTGCCATCCTCATCTTGTGAAATGTTGTCATTAAAGATTTCTTTGGTTAATCTAGCAAGTGAACCCATAGCCAAAAGCGTGTATTGAACAACTGTGGCTGCTGCACCTGTTTGCAAAACTCCTACTGTAACATCTGTTAAATCTCCACCAAATAATGAAACATAAGATCCGGTCGAGTCTTTAACTTGTAAATCAAAAGAGTCATTGATGTCAAATGGAAGTGTTTGGTTATTTAATGCAACCAGCGTGACTTGCATATATGAAGGAAGTGCCTGTTGGTAGATGTCAGATCGACCTGCTTGGTGTTGAACATCCGAAATAGCGATATTAGTATAATCAACACCGCTGACAGTTAATTTCCAATCAGGATCAAAAACTGACATTAATTGACTCTATCTCGTAATGCTGTAACCGATCTAGCTGCTTGACTATTAAGGCTATTTGCCACAGCTCTGGCAGTTCCTTCAGGATCTATTGAATTTGACACATAGATATTATTTGTTATGCCAAAAGCTGCTGGATCCTCAGCTCTCATCGCTGCCATAGTAATTGCACCTAATCGAATTGCTCTTTCCTCAAGAGCATCAGGTTGAGCATTTGCAAAAATTATGTTATTTAATACATCAATTCTTTTTTGATTTTCTAATTGCTGTTTAGCCATTTTTTCAAGTTCACTTATTGTGCTACCACGAGCAGTTTTACTTGTTGTAGCTCCAGCAGTAGTTCCACCACCACCGGTTGTGCCACCACCAGTTGCACCACCACCGGTTGCGCCACCACCAGCGCCTAATCCACTTAATTGACTAAAGCCACCACCGCTAAACCCACCAGCAGCTCCAATTTTGCCAATTTGTTGAATATCTGGTCCACCACGAACTAAGTTTAATCCCCTGATAACTACGTTAATTGCATCGATAATAAAGTTTAATACCGGAGTGATAGCTCCAACGATTTTACCAAATGCATCAATAATCGCTGATGCTGCTTTAGCACCAACATCTAACAAAAATGTAAATATCTTAGAAACAATTGGAAAAACAACATCCCTTAAAATTTGACCAAATTCATCAAATGATTCTTTGTTTCTTTGAATTGCATCGCGTATCACATCCCATGCTGTTTTGAACTTATCAACAATTGGCGTGCCATATTCAAATATGTAACCAATTAATCTTTCAATAATAGGTAGTAGTGCAAAACCCACAGTTTCCTTTGCTTCATCAAATGCAACCTTTAATCGATCAATTCTGCCTTGAAAGGTTTCAGCATTACGAGCTGCTGCGCCACCATAAAGATCAGATAATCTTTCTTGGATTTGAGTAAATGTTAAAGTAGATAATTCAGCTTTTGATAAACCTAAACCTAATCGACCAAGTGAAGTAGTATTGCCATCTTGAGCCCTACCCAAAGCATTTGTAACTGTTTCTAATTCTTTACCTGATCCTCTACTAATATCTAAAGCAAGGGTCAGTAATTGTTGGGCTTCGGTAGTTGATTTTGTACTTACCGCCAACCTCTGAAATGCTGGCCTTAATTCATCATCGGCTATTCCAACGGCTAAAGCAGTCTTGCTTATGTAATCCTCAGTTGCCTGAATTTGGCCGTCTGTTGCCCCTGTGGCAGTTCTTAATGCAGCAGCTAACCTTAACTGTGCCTGCTCATCCTCAATGGCGGATTTGACCCCATCTATGGCCAATTTGCCAGCATAAGCAACGGCAGCAGCAGCAGCTACGGCAAATGCAGCAGCGGCCTTTTTTCCAAACTCTGAAATTTTGCTTGAGTTTGTTTCGACTACTTTGTCGGCTTCGCCTAATTTCTTTTTTAAGTCATCAACATCAGCAAGAATTGATAACTTTAATGTGCGATTATCTCTTGCCATTAGACCCATTCCTTAATAATGCGATCAAAGCTCTGTTCCCACTTGTTAATCAATTCAGGCTGAATTCTGCGAAGGGTTGGATAAATGAACCATCCGCGAGATCCACGACCTTGCCTTCCAGAATATGTAGGGAACTGTTTGAATTTATTTGAACCAAACTCAACGCCACCCCATAGGGTTTGTGTAGTAGCACCACCTGAAAATTTTTGGCGTGCGAATCCATAACTGAATTCACCGATCTTGCTCGATTTACTGATGCTAACGCCATCCGCGACTCTTTGCGCAACCTTTCCAGATTTTGTTCGAGTTGCAGCTGCTTGTTTAATTTCCTGAGATGCAAAATACGCCAGAGCAGCAGATTGGCGGCGTGCTTCCTCTGTTGCTTGGTCATCCATAAGTTTAAATGCTTTATAGATATCGCGCAGATCTTTTTTATTATAGGCGATTGTTTCACTTGCCATTCCTCTGCTCCAATATCTCTATCGCTGTGTATATGTCGTCTGCATCAACCCATTCACTCATTGGAATCTGTGTGGCTATCGCCAACTGAATCAATAAACGATTTAGGCTTCCTGCTGGGTGGCTTTTGGGTTTGCATCACCGACTATTACATCTGCAACAGTTTCGCTCCATACATCATAAGATTTGACTGGCTTTCCAGCAGCTTCTCTTTTGTGTGCATGATAGGCCAAAAACATTAAATCAGATATGCCCATTTTTTCTTGGGCTTGGCTGATTGTAACGCCTCGATCTCGTTCCCATTTTGCCCACTCAGGCGGTTGGGCTACATAAGTGGCTTGCTCGCCTGAGGTGTATTCAATTGTAATTGGTAACTTCATTAGTGCTCCCGTTTCTAATTATTAAGCGAAGTTTTCTGCTGGCACTCCAATAACTTGGAATGTTAAAGATACAGTCTGTGCATCATTTCCTGCACCACCGGCTGATGGCCATGATGGTAGCACTTGGAAAGTAAATACTGCTCCAGATGCAGCTGTAAATACTGTGTTAATTCCTGTGTTTGGTGCTGTCTCTGTTACACCCCATAGAATCTCACATAGAGATCCTGAAACTCCCCAGTCTGCCAACATTTCAACAGCTAGTGTGAAATCATTGTCAATAACTTTATAGGCTTTGCCGTCTAAAGTTTCGTAAGTTTGGCGGTTGGTTGTTCCAGTTAGGATTGCGCTTGTTGCTTGAGCATCGAAAGTGTTACCACCGATTGTGAAGGTAACATCTCTGCCCGTGATTACTGTGGTAGGCACTTTGACTCCTTAGATTGTTTGTTCGTAGTAGGTTGAAACTCTTATATCAGAAATCAACATTGTTGATGCTCCGATAGTGGTTACAGTTGGTCTTTCGACCTCTCCGACAAT